GTATTGGAACAAGCAACCTGTTGGCCTGCAGACAGAAAGGACTTTGAGGTTGGGGGAGTGAAGGAAGTGTCACTTCAGCACGAAGGATATGGCATACGCTATGGCTACCTTTAAAAAAGCAGCGACCATAGCACGTGATACGGTTGGTGCAAAGAAACTATTGGATAAGCGCATTGTAACTGAAACTGCAAATTTATGGGAAGATCAGGATTGGGCTAAAGTAAATGCAAACAGTGAAGAGCTTGCCACCATCCTAAATCAACTCATGCGACTATCAAACTCCAATGTTCGCCAGTACAACGACGTAAACTCGGACTACGTGAATACCCTATCCACCATAAAAGAATACGTACAAAAAAATTTTGATGCGTTTACCTCCATGGAGCCCGTAGCCTGCCCCGTTAGAAACATTACCTCTTTACGTGAGTATGAAGCTAAAATACAGGAAACCGGATTTAAGAAAGAGTCCCTACTTGAAATAAAAGACCGCATAACGGCAGATATGGCAACGTTAAGTAGTGAACTGGAGGATATACGAAAGGTAGAATCGTTAGATGTTACCCAGCTGCAAAAGCAACGTGTGGAGTTGCGCGATACTATAGACAAACTAACAACACGGGGATACTTTTTTGATTGGCCTTCTATTGACGGCGCGTTACTTACACAAGTAAGCGATATAGAAACCCAGTTAATAAATACCATTGTGGGTAAGTCGGGAGAAGATTATTCTCAGGTCTTTACGTTAGAAGAATCCGAGCAATTAAAATCGGATAAAACGCATAAAGGCACGGAGCTTAATCGATTAAATACACTACAGTCTAAAAGCATACATCGTAAACGGCTTATAACCGAAGCTAAACGTGAAGAGTGTCCCGAGTGCAGATTTAAGTTTATTCCCGGGGTATCCGATAAAGAGCTAACCGAGTTAGATAAAAATATCGCTACCTTATCGCCTATAATCGACGGCATCCACACTGACCTAGAATGCATCGCCGGCAAATTAAGTCAGTATCATACAGTTGAAAATAACCGTCGGGCTATAAAGGCAATAATGATGACGTACCCGTCATTTAGGCCACTGTGGATGTTTATTGCTGAAAATAAACTATTGGAAGGTAACCCCAATGACCTGCTTTTATATTTATATAAGGCAAAAGATGATATTGAGAACTGTCAAAGTTTACACAATGCGGAGTCTGCATTATATGACGTAGATAGACAGTTGGCTAAAGCTGGAGACAGTGACATTGCCGCAGAAAGAGTGCATTTACTGAATAAGCGAGAGTCTGAGTTATTTGAGCGAATAAAAATAAATTCCGTTACGTTACATGAGGTGGAGAATGAACGTAAATTTTTAGTAAAGGGATTTAATCGGGGGGAGTTTATTCATGCTGCAGAGACGGAGATGTCCACCCTATTGAAGTCATACTACGCACTGTGTCACGAGCGGGTAGCGTCACTGCGAGAACGTAAACTGGAAGAGGATATAAAACTACATCAATTAAAGTTAGCGCGGATTACCGACCATATATCAGAGCAACACATAAGTCGGGAATTAGTCAGTGATTTAAGGCGACAGTTAAACGTCATGGATGAAGACATTATTGATTGGAAGTGTGTAGCCGATGCGTTATCTCCCACCAGTGGCATTATAGCCGAACAGTTAACGGGATGGTTAAATGCTTTCACTGCAGATTTAAATTCTATTATCTCACGAGTATGGAGTTACGAGCTTAAAATACTCCCTACGAAAGGTAATGTTAATAATTTAGATTATAAGTTTCCAGTTGTAGTTGATGGCGATCCTAACCATACCCCAGACGTAGCATTGACGTCCACGGGTCAGCAGGACATTATCGACTTTGCGTTTAGATTAGTGGCCATGTCATACTTGAATATGGATGATCACCCTATATACGCAGATGAACTAGGTTCCAGTTTTGACATAGGGCATCGGGAGCAATTGCAAATATTTTTAAAAACATTACTCGATGGTAGAAATTGCAGCCAGTTATGGTTAATTTCACATGCATTGGCGGTGCAAAATTCATTAGGGGCATGTGAGGTATGTGTTATTGATAAATCAAACATAGCCGTTCCCGATGTCTATAATGAACACGTTGAGTTTAAATAGTAATCGGCATAGGTGGGGCGTTTACCCCACTGTATTATGTACCATTACAATAATCGAGGTATAACCTAACCCGCTCCTCTAGGCGTCGTCTGCTATCTATATGATATAGTTCTATAGCATCTAACCAGGCATCTATTTTTCGTATATAGCGAAGCATGGGCCCCTCGGATAACTTAGATCTAAAATTAGCTATCTCTGCTCCGGAGGGGACATAAGTGGCTCGGGGGGTGTTGTATGTTGGAATTTATAATAGATATACCGATTATCTACTGTCGATTTCTTTTTATTCGGAGTATCAATTATAAGGGTGCATCCAGACAACAGTAAGCTTGCTGCAATTACGATGTGTATTTTTACTGCGTTCATTTTATTGTCGCCCTAGTTCAATTAATGCATCCCATATTTCATCTGTAGACTCTTGATATTTACCAACGCCACTTTCACACTGAGTGATGCGTGCATTGATTGCGTTTATCGTAGCCAGTCGTCGATCCGCCAATTCCCTCGCTGCACGTAGGGCGTCTTCCGCCGCACCACTTCTACGGTATAGTTCATTGTATCGCTCTTGTGTGATATCCAATTTACTAACATTACTAGCGTTAATGGTTTTGATATCAGACAGTTCTCGGAGTATTCTTAAATTCTCAGTCTTAAGGTACGTTAGACTGTTATTTAATTTAGACTCTCTCTCTAACCAGTATGCCTTTTTAGTTTTAGTTTTATTTTCAAGTACCGTATAAAATCCCCCTACTGAAAACAGTAGGATAATGACTACTATACCCGCCACCTTTTTAATTTTATGACTATTCGACGAAGCGGTTTGGCAATGAGGGTCACTTCTAAACCCCTCTAATATAAATTTAATCACTTCAACAATAATTGCGTACATTTAAACTATCCCTTTTTTTAACTTTATTATATCATACCCTAATGGAGAAGTGCATGACTAATTATGCTGGTTTTATAACCATCCCCACTCTAGCCGATAACGCGGGTACCGCAGTGTCTCCTATTGGAGAGTTATCGAAATACAGCCAGACGTTTAGTACCGACATAAAAACATATATGTCTACTAACGATGCGGAATTCATTGTTAATATTTTTACATCACCGGAAAACCACGTTAATTTAAACATTACCCAACTGAATGTGATGAGTGACGTATTTGATTGGGTTATTGGTCAGGCCGAAACGGGCATTGCTTCAAATTCCATACCCGCGTACCTTAATAACCTAGCTAACTATGCAGGTTACTTACCGGGAACGTTTTCCATTGGTCCAATTATCTCACTTAACGGAGGCAACTACCCAAGTTCTGTTCGGTATGAGTCGGGAGATACATCGTGGACGCTGTGGTTATCCGACAGTCATTTCAGAGTAGAGTACCCCGAGTACTCGGTGCGCGTGGTGTTACCAATGGATAACATAGATGCACTTCACCTCGATTACCCTACAATAGACCAAGAACTAAGTAAGGCTACCCCAAAGTTTTTTATTGATAAATTACGGGACGTTGGACACTTTGCTCCCCCGACCATATACAAAGCGTTAACGTTTAAATGGTATTTAAAAACCGACCCTTCTGTATCTACCGACATTACGTTTATGGTAGCCATACATGGACAGGCAGGTGACAACGTTGACGTAATACGTGAAGCCGTTGCCGATGCAATACTTGAACTCAGTAGTTATGATCGCCTTGGGTGGGCAACTGTGTTACCTGAGATATTTAGCCCCAATGAAATGATGTTAATTCCACTATGGGATGCGGTGCAAGAAAATTACGAGCCACTACAGGACAGCATTTACTTCTCGGCACTGTCACCTAAAAAAGTAACAGATGCCGCGTTGGCGTTTGTTCCAGATTGGTCCACCGAACACATAGAGAAAAATACCATTATCATACCTACGGTGTGGCGAGGAATTGTATTGGCGGCAGTAAATCATGAACCCATACAAGGTGAAGAATCCCACACCTTTGCAGATCTATATCCAGACTATATCCTGGCACCCTCAACCAGTACCGATTTTCATAGAATGGATGTAAATACCCGTGAAATAGTGAACGCCATAATGACAACACTGACGGTGGCCGAAGATTATAATGACTTTACGGTACTCGATGTCGATGTAAGTCAAACCGTTCGAAGTGGCAAAGAGTTTTTAACATTCCAGTATAATGAGTATCTATACCACGTGTTAACGAAACGTTCATTTGATGCTTTAACAATGGAGGTTTTACCATAATGCAAATTACGCCCCCCATGTATGCGTCGGGGTTATATGTAGCAGGTTCACCATTTACTTTAAATGAAACCGCCATATATACCACACAGGCAATTCGTAGTTTTGAAGATTGTCAGCAGCGCAATATTAATGTATATACTGAGATATACGCACCATTAAATATACCCCGGGCTAAGTACCTAAGCGATAAAGACAAGGGCGTTAATATCATAACCTTAACGTCACATACCGAACCCACCGTATATATACCGGATAGTTATATCTCGGCGTATCCGAACATGAACTTGGCTACGGCAAATAGATATGTGGTGTCAATCGACTTAGGCATTCTAAGCTCTGACTGGTTTTCTGACGGTGTACTTGCCCAATTTAAAAACTTAGCAAGCGACATCGTCGGTGGTGAGCCTACCGGTAGTCTGCATAAAATTCCAGTGATTGGACGCGCGGCTTCCTTGAGTCCACAGGAGATAGAAGGACTTCGAAGCGTTGCCATTGCAACCCGCACTTCCGATTACGCGTTATTGCAAGAGAGTCGTCGACATATTACCACCTTAAATAAAACGATAGAAGCACTTCAAGCTAGGTTGATCGAATTAAGCGAGTAGTGTCCATAACCCCGTAAAGCTATCCGAGTGGAACGCCTGGGGTGGTCTGTCTGGCATACGCGATAATAACGAAGGTGAGATACAAGGCATCATTGAGGCGGTGCGGGTTTCTCTAGACAACGGCGTACAAGAATTAGAAATCCGATCGGATTCCAAAACCGCATTGAAGGGTGCGGATCAATGGGTGGATCAATGGGCTAAAAATAATTGGCAGAAATCGGATGGTACCCCGCCCTCGTATATAGATTCATGGACAACACTCAAATCCATGAAAGATGAAGCAAAGAAAAAAAATATGTCCATTAAATATACTTGGGTAAAGGGACATATGGGCAACGTTGGCAATGAGTTAGCAGACATTAGTGCGCGTAAGGGTGGAATATTGGCAGGTGCCGGACACTACGAGCCCGTTACCGAAACTATTACAGTTGCTGACTCTGAAGGAAAAGTTAAAAAGGCACCCATTCCCAAGGCCCCGCCTGTATGTAAATTATTAATGCAGACCCGTTGGTATTTTACAACTAATACCGAAAGGATATTTTCAAAAGACGGTAGACGCGTTTATCACCTGGGTAACCATAAGGAAAATGAACTATTTGGCAAACGGGTATCTGATGCCGCCAACACCATTATCTTTGTCAAAAAAGAAGACCCGGTCATGGAAGCTATCCTGGAAAAGCAAAATGAATTTTCCACACCATACCAGGTTCCCTTCTACGCTAGGTTAGATAAAATAAAAGCATCAACTAGGTATCGCCAACTTTACCACGACAAATGTCAGTACCTTACCGCCGCCACTCCAGATGGCCCTCTACTGGATGTTGCGGGTGAAATACTTACGGAGCCTGCCCTGCCTACCATGCTGGCATTTATTGGCCTGGAAGAGTTGACAAGTCTACAGCAACGATTAGAAGACTATGTGGCATGTTCAAAAGGTCCATCCAAACTAGAAGGTCGACATGTCCTATCGCGAGCAGAAAAAAAGCGCATTGTATCTATTACTAACATAACTGACCATTTCTATGAGGTCGAGGGTAATGGTAAACCAAAGTTATCCAAATCCATTCTAGATGGAGCTAAGTTTCTTAATATTGATATAGCGTGGCACAATAGTGTAGACACCGGCACACATAAAGCTATATTTACTTTGGGCTTGGATGCACCACCAAAGAACACTTTGTCTGGCATTTCGGGAAAGGATACTGTACTATATGCCATTTCGTGGCCTGAATCTGACCGTGTGATGCGGTATGCTTTGGTGGTAGAAGTAGATGGTAACACGGCTTTACTCGCCTCAACTTACTCTAACTGTTTTATGATTTAAGGATTATTTTTTATGATTAAACGATCGCAGTTAGTTCAACGTTTTGTTGGTTTATTTTTAACTCAGAAAATGCGTCGAATGATAGTGGTTGTTTCAGCCGCTACATACTTGCATACATTAGACCGCTCGGGACGATATGTCCTTGCCGATCTAAACAAAGAAGCGAAGTTATCACATGACCCCAAAGCGTTGAACTTTCCAGCAAAATTAACCGGGGTAGTATGGGGAAGATCTGTATTAAGTCAAGTTGATTTGACTAGCGGAAGAGATTCCATGTTGACAAAATTATTGCAATCGGTGCCCTGTTGTTTACGGTATGGAAATGACGAGGTCATGTTAGAAGACTTATCCCTTGCGGTATCTCACACGGGAATGTAACGCGGCATAACGGAGGGCGGGGCCCTCCATAATAGCATTACTTAATTTCATCGGCAGTCGCGTAGACTGCTGATTAAGACCCTCTACTAAAAAAGCCTCAGTTGACTTTGACATGGTTACGTCATCATTTTCAGATATCGTATCTAAGAGTTGATTTAAAAGGTCATTGATTTCAGCTACTTCTTTTTCTACTGCAATCGGACTTTCCGTTTGCACCAACTCTACAGCATTATTGATTATCTTTTGGGCCATAGAAAACTCATTCATGTTACGATAGAGGTTACCAAAAGCATCCCCTACCTGTGATACGTCCTCGTCATACACCTTACCCAATTCGGTTTTTATCTCTTTAGGATCAATCCACTCAATGTGACCTGTAGATGCACCGGTTATCAATTCACGTGGATTGGTTAAAAAACCAGCAATGGAAGCCTTCCATTTAAACAACACCGATCGTTTTCTAATTGTCATGTAGTCTATCTTAGAAACATTACTTGGTTTAGTAGATAAAAAACTTACTTCCGGTGACAACTTCTTAAAGTAGTCTCTACTTACTAAATGGAAAAAAGCTTTAAATTTAGATAAAAACGATTTTCCATCACTGCGAGATTCTAGTGATGCTATTTGATACGATACATCTATGCTCATTTTTGTTCCCTTATATAGTAGTAACTGAACGGCGGTGTGTGCCGTGGACATAATATCAGAATAAAAAATACTGCCTTACCACTTAATATGACTGGAAAAGATATTACTAAAATCTAAGGAGAACGCATAGATGTCATTAGAAGATGAAGCTGCCGAGCTATTTGAACAAGTACAGGAATTACGCCCTATGTTAAATGTGGGTTGTCTATTTGATATCCCCACCGGGCGGTACTATACTGGTAAAAATGGCGAGTCCATTCTTAATGGAGGGCACGCTTTAATCACCGGCGTGTGTGGTCGCGGTAACTCATATAAGTCCACGTTAACGCATTGGTTTAACCTTACAGTGGTAAGTAGACAGTCTATGGTAAACGCGTTAATCTACGACACGGAATACTCGCTATCCAATGCTAGAATCAATCAACTAGCCGAACCTATGATCAACATTGGCGGCACTGACCTATTTAACCCTCCTCGGGTTAGACTTACCGATGGCGTGACCATGGGCAATGCATACTGGGATAACATTAGAACGTTTGCAGAAAAAAAGGCGAAGATGGGAAAAAAGGCACGGGTTACCACCCCGTTTATTGTAAAGGGTAAGTCGTTAACTATGTTAACCCCTACCGCTGTAGAAATTGATTCTATGTCACAAATGCAGTTCGATGCAACAGAAACAATTAACGATAAGGCACAGGCAGATAGTAAAGATCAGAATGCATTGGCTCTCCGGGATAACCTAATCAAATCTAGAATACTGGGGCAGATGCCCGGTGTAACCAATAAAGGTGGATTGTTTACCACGGTAGTTGCACACATGGGTGATGACTTATCATTAGATCCGTCCGCGCCCCCCGAGAAAAAACTGTCTACCATGAAACAAAAAATAAAATTTAAAAAGGTACCTGAAAACTTTACCTTTTTAACAAACAATCTATATTATTGCTCGGGCGCTAAACCCCATCTTAATGCCGATAAAACGCCTTACTACCCTAAAGATGCCGGTGACCGCGCTATCATGGACAAGGATCTACAGATTGTTCAAGTGCAGAATTTACGTGGCAAAAGTGGACCCTCGGGTGTACCTATAGCTATCATTGTATCTCAAACCCAAGGCTTATTACCTAGCCTAACTGAGCTTAATTACCTTAGAGAGAAAAAAGTAGTGGGTACTAACAAACACCCGATGGGGTTTGGGTTAGATGGTACTAACTTAGGGTATTTTTGTGAGTTGTACCCTGATGGTAAAATGAGCCGCACTACTGCACGCGGCGCGGTTAACGACGATTATAAACTACGCCGAGCATTGGAGATTACGTCTGAAATGTGTCAGATGCAGTTACTCTGGAAAGACCTAGATGCTAAGTATAAAATCACACCAGGTGACTTACGCACAAAGTTAATTGAAAAAGGATACGATTGGGATATACTTCTAGAAACCCGCGGCTACTGGATTTTTGAAGAAGCCAATGACCCAAGACCGTTTCTATCTACAATGGACATGTTAAAAATGTACCATGATGAATACAAACCATACTGGATGAAGTAACGATTACTCACCCGTGGGTTTCCTCGGGTGTTAATAAGCCGTATAACTTGATCCGTTAATCACAGTAATTTGGATTATTTTTTTATGACCGATAATAATTATTTATATAGACTAAAGACGCAGATAGAAAAAACCTTTCCAAAAGTTGCCATACTCCTGTATGATAAATGGGGCGACATGGCATGTGATGCTTTATCGGAAGAAAACATACGAGCTAGAGTTAATC